AGTAAGATATGTTGACGAAACGACGGGACAATTCTTTGAAGCTAGATATAAGAAGTTTGAAGTATTCGACAATAGGGGTTATTTATTATGGGCGAAGAAGTCAGGTAGAAAACAATTTACGGATATCAAACTTTCTAATGTAGTTGGCAATGGTGAAGATTTCAGAAGGGTTCATATCCTAGCTGAATTGATATATAAAGAAACCAATACTATTATGATTAGGGAAAATTCAAGGAAAGTAAGAGTTGCCGACATTGAGGATATTTCTAAAATAATCGGTTTGAATATTAGAAGAACAAAAGAGTTCTTAAACCGCATGGTCAAGAAACACATCATAGCCAAGAGAATTGATATTGTTGGTGATATGGCAAGTGAAAAATATTTGTTTAATCCCTTGTTTTTTATGTGTGCAAAAAGGTTATCGGCTGACTTATATTTCCTGTTCAAAGAAAGTTTAGATTGCTACCTTCCACGCTATGTAACAGAGGAATTTCATAGGATAGGCAATATTATAAAAGATAAATAAAATTTTAGCATAAGACGGTCTGTACAACCGATAGGCACTCAACGACACCGAGTGCCTTTTCTTATGCCTTTTTATAGGTGTCAAATACGAAAGGGTGTCAAATATGAATAAGGATTTAAAGGAAATCGTAAGTAACCATGTATTACGTTTGGAAAGTCTTGAAAATGAAAAGAAACAAGCAAAGAAAGATTTAGCCAAAATAATAAAGTTAAACAAAGAATCAATAACGGATGAATTTATTGATTGGTACTATTGGGAAACAGATAGTAGTGTTGACTATTTAGCAGAGGCAATTGGAGTAACCGCCTATGAAATTCTAAAACGTGCTAAAAAACCAATAGAAATAGAATATGAATGTCCGCAATGCAAGAAAAAGTTATACGAACCTTGTGATTCTAGAAGTGCAGTTACACGTCTTAGAATTAACTTGAAAAAGAAAAAACATTCCATGTATTATGATGAATTAATATGTCCTAAATGTCTGCAAGAAAATATGAAATCACTATTTGTTAAAAAGTCAAAGAAAAATAAAAAGATAGACTTAGAAAACATGGACTATCACGACTTTTTACAAACAAGTTACTGGAAAAAGTTTAGCCAAGAACGCAGAAAACAAGCTGACTTCAAATGTACTAAGTGCGGTAGGGGCGATTTATCATTACACGTTCACCATTTGACATATGAAAGACGAGGACATGAATTAAATTCCGATGTAACGGTTTTGTGTGAAGCGTGCCATTTAGAAATACATAATAGACCTGTTCCAAAATACATGATTATAAATCCTGTTTCTTTAAGAGATAGGGCATTAAAATTAGCGAAATGGTAAAGGAGATTAACGTGAATAAAAAAGAATTAGATAGAATGGCTAAAAAGCTAGAGGAAATAAGAAAAATGCCAAGAACAAACGAAGCTTATTATTCGCCAGAACCAAACAGTAATTCTGTAGCAACTGACATTGGCAAGATAAGTTTTGCAGAGTATAAAGTATTACATAACATAACGGAGAATTAAGGTGACACAATGCCGATAAGCACAATGCCAATAAGCGACAAACTACAGAAACTATATGAATCATTATCTTTATGTGATGCTACAAATGTATATTCTGAATATGTAAGCTTTGTACATAAATATGATCGTAAATTTAAAATGGCACCTTTCCAAAAATATATATGTGATTGTATTGATAAGTTAATAAAAAACGAATTATTAAATGATAAAGGTGTACCATATGAAGGAATAACCGTTTCACAGCCACCACAGACAGGGAAAACAACGATTATAACTGCAACTGCTCCAAGTTATTTCCTTGGTAAATTTCCGGCCGAACACGCCATGTGTATTTCATACGGAGAAGACTTAGCGGTGAAGTTTGGACGTAGAAATAAACAAAAAGTTGAAGAATTTGGGTATTTATTTAATGAAGTTGATGAAAAAGGTAATATCATAAGAAAGCATGAACTTTCAAAGATTTCAGCATCATCGTTAGAATTTGAAATTGAAAAAACTAATGGCGGATTGATTTCACGTGGTATCGGTGGTGCGATAACGGGATCACCTTCTGATTTTACCGTTATTGATGATCCTTATAAAAACAGGCAAGAAGCTGACAGTTCAGTATATCAAAAGTTTGTCATTGATGAGTGGTTAAACACTATTCAAACAAGGGCATCGGCTAAATGTAAATATATTGTTGTTCATACTAGATGGAACGAAGATGATTTAATTGGGTATTTACTACAAAATGAACCTGATAAATGGTTTGAAATATCATTTCCGGCAATTGCAGAAGTGGATGAGCCTCATATTGGAAGAAAAGTTGGAGAAGCATTACTTCCGGAGGCCGGAAAAGACATAAATTGGCTAATTAAAAAGCGTGAATCATACGAAAAAGACCCAATGGAAGGTGGTATTCGTGCTTGGAATGCTCTTTACCAGGGCAGACCTTCCTCTATTGAAGGAAACATGATTAAACGTGAATATTGGCAAAAATTTTACTTATCTTTAGATATGCAGAAACAAGGCTATTTCCCTGTAAAGATTCAATCATGGGATTGCGCCTTAAAAGATACTTCTGACCCGGTAGCTGGTCAAGTATGGGGTAAGCGTGGTGCAAACTGTTATTTAATTGACCATATTGGCGGCAGGATGGATATAGTAAAAACAATGGATGGAATAAAAGAATTCACGAAAAAACATCCTGATGCTACGGCAAAATTAATTGAAGATAAAGCAAATGGACCTGCTGCGGTAAGAATATTAAGAGATAAAATAAGTGGACTAATACCAGTTAACCCGGGTACAAAAAGCAAAGCCGAAAGAGTAGGAATAGTTTTACCTTTATGGATTGCAAAAAATGTATGGATACCAAGTAGAATAGAAGTAAGACCCGGAGAGTGGCAACCTTGTTTATGGGCGAATGAGATTATAGAGCAATGCGCTTCGTTTAAGCCAGATAAAAAGGTGCAGAGGGATGATGAAGTTGACAGTTGTTCCCAAGCTTTAAACTGGCTATACTTTCAAACCGCTAATATTCCAGAAAATGAACGACAACGTGATTCATTTTTCGACCGAGATAATGACGATGATTCATTCTTTTCGGTAGAAGTAGATAGTAACTTTATGACATATGAGGGGTGAAATTAAATGATAATGTTTTCAATAGCAATGCTTATTATAGGCTTGGTTATCGGAGGATTATTTGTGACTAGATATTTTAGTCAAGCAAGTAATGAAGTTTTTGCAGAAATGTCACAAGAAAAAATGATTCTTTATTGGGAAAGATGCAAAAAGAAGGTGGATAAATGTTAATAGCAATAATCGGAATCGGACTAGCAATAGTCTTTTTTTATGCAATGTATTTGGGATTTAAACAGGGTTTACGCCTTGGGATGCAATCATCCAAACAAATTATACCTCCCCCGATTAGAAACCCCATACAAGCCTTTACGGACATTGTAGACGGTGTTAAAGCCAAGAAAGAAGCCAATGACATACAGGACGAAATAAACTTGATGCAGAGGTATACAGGGGACAAAATTAGGGAGGAAGAATAGTGGTAGAGGTTAGATGTAAAAAATGCAACAAGCTTCTATATAAAACTTTTCCAGATAGATTTGGAAGTTTTGAGGACGAGCTATCGAAGTCAATAGATATAGATAATATATCGAAAGTCAATGGTAATATTGAATGTCAATGCCCAAGATGTAAGGAAATGAACACCAATAAGATATAAGGAGTGTCGAAAATGGAAGTAAAATATGAATATTCAGAAGAATATCTAAAACAAAAAGAAAAAATTGAAAAATATATTTTGACAAGAGTTGGGGAATTAACAAAGCCTTTAAAGTCAAATTCAGCAGTACAAATAATGATAAACAGTCATGAGAAAATAATGCATCAAATAAATAGTGACCCATATATAAAAGTATTGCAAGATTTATTGTTTAAATTGCATTGCTTGCAAGTTCCAAAAATTTTAATAAAAATATAAAAACAGAGCTTCATTGAGAGCCAAGTTGAGTGATTAATTTCATTCGATTTGGCTTTTTTTTATTGCAACTTTTTAGACTAAGGAGGTTTAACATTGAGCAAATATAACGAAGAATGTGCAGATTGGAAATTATATACCGAGGGGCTGAATAATCAAGCCAAACTAAATTTACTCGCCATTACCGACAAAAATTACCGCTTTGCTTCTAATAACCATTGGGATGGCTTAAAAACAGTTAAGCTAAAAAAGGTTGTTATTCCACTAATTCAGCAGATTATTGAACTAAAAGCGGCGGTTGTAATGTCGGACAACTTAACTATGCAATTTACGATTCAGGGAGTTGCAGACGATACACAAGACCCACAACAGCAAGAATACCGCATGATGGCACAGCAATTGTCGGACTACGGTAAAACGATGTGGGAAACGCTGAAAATGGACAACATGAACGAAATCGGCTTAATGGATGCTGAAATTACAGGCGATTTTATAACATTTTGGCTATGGGATGAATTAATTAATGCAGGGAATGGACAGTTTGGGGAAATGGTAGGGGAACAAATTGACAACGTGAATTATTTCCCCGGAGATCCGACACTCGATGAAATCAATAATGCTTACAGACCTATTCAGCCTTATATTTTATTAGCTTTCCGCAGACAGATTGACGATGTTCGTAGAGAAGCCAAGGCGAACGGTGTTAGCGCAGACGATATTGAAAAAATTGTAGGTGATTCTGATACACAATATCAGATAGGCAATAATGCAAAGAACAATACTAGCCAAGATAGTAAGCAATGTACAGTTATTATGAAACTTTGGTACACCTTTGAAGAAAAGAAGGAAAACGGTGTCATTGTTGACCTTATTTGGCACATTAAGGCTAGAAAATCCACTAAAGATGTGGTTATTCGTGACGAATGGGATACAGGGTTGCACAGATATCCAGTGGCCTGTTTACATTGGAGGAAGAAAAAGGGTTCAGCTTATGGAGAGCCGGAAGTAACAAGCATTATTCCTAACCAAATTATTATAAATAGCATTGCAACCTCAATAGCAACATGGATTAGTTATCATGGATTCCCCAAAATGTTGTTTGATTCAACTAGGATTAAGTCTATGTCAAATGACTTATCGGTAGCTATCCCAGTTAACGGAACAGACCAGGGCGGCGGCGTTGGAGCGGCGGCTATGTATATGACTCCTGCACAGTTAAGCGGAGCAGTTCAGAACTTCCTAAATTGGATTATGGAAACAACTAAAAAGGCTTTCGGAGCAAACGAAGCCATATTAGGCGAAGCTGCAGGAAACAACTATTCAGCCAATGCCTT